AGCAGCTTGTTTTTGATATCCACCTTTTTAATCCGTCAACGACTTGGACTGTAACGCCGCCTGCGGCCAATTCCGTAACAGTTGCGCCGCTGGCGCTTGGCGTTGTAACAACTGGCACGGCCACGCAGCCAATGATCTGCAAAGGCATCAACGGCGCTGGCACAGTTGCATTCGGTTATCCGGATTCAACAACAAACTCGCTCACGGCTGACAAAACTGACTGGAACCTCAACGGCAACACGCAACTGCTGCAGCGCTGGAGCGGCACAGCCGTGCGCAACATTAACAGTTTGTCGCTCGGTCAAGGCGCTACGAGTGGCGACGGCATGACGTTTTGGATCACCAACACAGGCACGTTCGCGCTGACGATCAAACATGAAAGTGCGACGGGTTCCACGGCTGCAAACAAATTCCACAGCGGTACCGGCGCAGACATTGTGCTGGCACAGGATCAGCAGGCGCTGGTCACATACGATTCTGCGTTGCAGCGTTGGCGCGCTTATCCCATCGGCCAAGGCGGCGGCGGCGCGGTTAGCAGCGTGTTTGGCCGCACAGGCGCAGTTGTGGCAACAACTGGCGACTACACCGCAGCGCAAGTTGGCGCAGAGCCTGCGCTTGGCAATCCAAGCACAAACGGCTTCGTGCTTTCGTCAACAACGGCTGGCGTGCGCTCATGGGTGGCGCAAGGCGGCGGCGGCATCACGGCGCTAACAGGCGATGTGACTGCCAGTGGCAGCGGCTCGGTTACGGCCACGATTGCCAACAGCGCAGTGACTTACGCCAAGATGCAGAACACTTCGTCGCTTGGCGTGTTACTAGGGCGTGGCACACTTAGCACGGGAGCGCCGCAGGAAATTACGGCTGGCACTGGCCTTTCAATAACCGGCACGGCACTTAATCCAGTCGACTTTGTAGCATCAGGCGGCAGCCACGCGCACGGCTCTGTGCCGGATCCCGGAGCAACCGCAGGCACAACAAAATTTTTGCGTGAAGATGCGACGTGGGCAGTGCCAGCTGGCGGCGGCGGCGGCAGCCCGCCGGGTGGAGCGGTTAACACGCTGCAATATCAAGTCAACTCGACAACGTTTGGCGGCATTGGCACTTACACTACGGACGGCACAACTATTACGGCAGGCGCTTCTGGCGTGCTTAATCTTACAGCACAAACAGGCGTGAACTCATTGCTTGTGCCATCCATAGCTGGCGGCAATCCGACGACCGCTGGCGCGTTGTTATTCGATAGCACGGCAACAGCATTAAGGATGGGCACAGGCGCAGGCGCTCAATATCTGGTGACACGCACCGCTGGCGAAACCGTTTCCAATAAGACGCTTGATAACACGAACTCCGTCAACCAATTCCTCACTTACACAAATATGGTTGCGCCTGCTTCGCCAACGTCAGGCAAAACACGGTTTTACGTGGATTCGACCAGCAAAAACATGGCAGTGAAAAACGACGCTGGCACAGTAAATCATGGCATTCAAACGCACACGGCTGTGGCAGGGCAATCCATTACTGGCATCAATGATGACGGCACGGTCACAACTGCGGCGGCTACAGGCGGAACAAATGCCTTTGGCACTGTGGCCGTAAGCGGCCAGACCAGCGTTGTTGCTGCTGCCGCGCCTGATACAATCAACTATGCGGCTGGCAGTGGCATGACGATCACGACAAACGCTGGCACAAACACTGTCACATTTGCCGCATCGGCCACAGGCGGCAGCGCATCGTTGAGTGCACCTAACACGTTCACAAGCGCGGCCACAATCGATTTGTCAGCAACGGCGACGAATACCGGATTCATCCTGCCATCAAACTCTGTTGGCTCGCCTACTGGTCCCGGCGCTATGTCATACGATTCAGGCGGCGGCGTCATCCAGTATGGCAACGGTGTTATATCTCGCATCCTAGCTACGCGATCAGGCACGGAAACCTTAGCCAACAAGATTTTCCCTGCTACGACGACTTCCAGCCCTGCGTTTAACATCGCTGCTGGCGGCACGCTTCAAACGAGTCCAAGCATCGGCGACGTGGAGAGTGATAACAAAGGCATGTATTTCACCCGCGCGGCTGGCGAGCGCGGCGTATTGCCTGCACGGCAGTGGATTGCCATCATTTCGCCTTACACGCTTACCAGCCAGACGGCCGCACAAAAGCTTTTCAACACGCCTGCGAACGGCACGCTAACAGTGGCTGGCAACACACGCTTCAGATTTAGGTGCCATTTTAATCTTAGTGCCATGTCAGCCACAAGCGGCTCGTTTGGCTTTTCTATGGCAGGGACCGCTTCCATAACATCAATGGAATGGTCTTCAACGTCGTTGAAAGCCGCACTTGGTTCAGTTGCCAATCCAGCGTTTGCCATGTGGACGGCCACATCTGGCACGCCGCTTACGACGTCCACTACCAGCGCAATCGGATTTACTACCATTGAAGGCACGCTGCGCGTCGGCACAGGCGGCACGCTTATCCCGAGCGTGTCACTTACTCAGGCGGCGGCTGCCGTTGTAGGCACGGATTCATGGTTCGAAATTGAAGCGATTGGATCGGACACAGCCACATCGGTCGGCAACTGGAACTAACGATATGAAATTACCACGCATTGCAGCTTACATCGTGCTCGGAGTAACAACTGGCTGGCTGCTGGGCTATGCGTTATTCGCGCCAGCAGCGCCAACACTTCCGCGCGCGCAGCCTTACGTGGACAAGCTGCAGGATTCGCTCGACTTGCCGCCAGCAGGGCCCGGCCTGCAAACGCCGTGCGCCAGCTTTCCTTATCCTGCAATCGTCGACCAGCCTGTCGGCATCGTGAAGCTTTATTCGCCCGGGGATGCCGTGTGCAACGATCCGGATTGGAACAACGTAAACATCGACGGCGTGCGCATGCGCATTGCGTGGAACAACTTTGAAACAAGCGAAGGCGTTTACGACTGGGCAGCAGGCCAGCATCCCGGCTTTTCGCCGTGCATGGATAGCACTAACAGCAACGGCTTGGGGCAAGGCAACGATCTGGACGCCGTGTTATCAATGGCAGCCGCGTCAGGCAAATATGTTGGCTTGTCCGTTTCTGCAGGCGCGTTTTGTCCCGGCTGGATTTACGCCAGCCCAAGCCCCGGCATTTACAAATTCAATCTGGATTACGCAGATCAGACCAATACTGGGGATCCATTCATGCCGCTCATCTGGGACACGCGCTGGCAAGCAAAGTTCCACAGCTTTTTGAACGCTTACGCCGCGCACGTGGCATCGATCGAAGCCACGGCTGGCAAAAAGCTTGTGCTGTATTTTGTAATCACTGGCACGGCCAAGGCGATTGACATGCGCACGTGGTGCCAAAACACCGATCTGAGCATCCTTGTAAACGATGCCACGCTCACCAACTCAGGCACGCGCTGCATTGTGCATTCAGCCACGGCGCAGTTTACAACGCGCGCCAATCCGAGCTGCACAGTTTCGCCAGTGCCTGCGCAGTGCATCGTCAATAAGATCGTCACGGATGATCTACAAAGCGCAGGCAAACTGCCGCCTAACACGACTGTCTGCGATCACAACACAAGCGGCTGCTCTGATCCGACCGACACGGACGTTTACGTTACAAAGAACGCAGGCGGCTGCCCCACAACTTGCAGCGTGCCTAATCTTTACATCGAAGAATGGGTAGTGATGCAAGGCGAGTTCACACAGATGGATAACATCGCCAAATCGCCGCCTGCTGGCTACGGCCTTGGCACGCCAAATCCAAATGGCATGACAGGCGCAAACGGCAATTACGTGAACGCCGTTGGCGTTGTAACGGGCTGGTTCATGTCGCTGTTCACTGATCGCTCCGTGATCCTCACATCTAGTCCGCCCTACCCGAATAACATTCCCGCTGCATCAACGGACGTGCAAACGATCCGCTGCAACAATCAAACAGCTTACGGCGACCACTACGGCGAAATGACAGTGGCGCGGCAGGCCACTTGTCCGCCGCACGTTTGGTCACCTGTTTTTTCAACGGGACCAAACGGCGCGCAAGCCATTTATCCATCTGGCAATCCAAACTTGTATCAAGCAGGCACGTGCGCATTCAAGGGCCCGTCTCCGCTGCAGGATTTGTGGGATTCCGCATACGGCGATAAGACCGACAAGTTCCTTGAGACCTATTCGCCCGACTGCCGTAGCGTCGATCCAGCCAATCCAAGCGCCACGCCGTCAATCGTGCAGATGGGGACATACATGCGTGCGCGCTGGAATCAGGCAATTCCGCAGCCACGCAATCAAGCCAACATCACGCTAAAATGAAACTGTTTGAAAGCCGCAACACAATCGACGTGGTCGTGCTGTGCCTTACGCTGCTGATCGTTGCCACTATTTTCACGCTTGCGACGGCCGTTGTGATCGGAAAGATCGTCCACCCAGAAGTTGACGTATCGCAGGCGCAGGAAACAATCGGCGGCTTGTTAAACAACATTGTTGGCGGCTTGCTTGGCTTTATAGGTGGCCGCGCCGCTGGCAGGCTGGAAGCACAAAATGGACAACCTCAAACTCATTAAAACGATTGGCGGCGTCCACATATTTGCGGCGCTGGATCACAGCTACGTGCGCTTCCTTTCCGACTTAGACGTTTGTAACGACGGCACGGGCCCGCGCCACGGCGACAAGCATTATCAGCCGCAAACTGCCTACTATAACAAAGGCAAATTCCTTAACGCGGACGTGGATCCCTACATCGTTATTCCAATGTGCTTGCGCAAGCTGCTTAAAAAGAAGTCGATGGGCTGCAAGGCGCAGCTGAGCCAAGTGGAAAGCGGCGCGATCTTTCCAGCCGTATGCGGCGAGCTGGGCCCGGACAACAAAACAGGCGAAGCATCCTACTGCTTGGCAAAGCAGCTAAACACAAAAGTGACGCACAACAGTGGCGACAAGCGGCTGCTTTACTTGTATGAACTTTGGCCGGGCACGCCTGCCACGGTCGACGGCAAACTGTATCAACTGGAGTAACAAATTATGCCAACAGTCGGAACACCGCCACCGCCAGCAGTAACAGCTGCCACAGAGCCAGCGCCACCCATTTTCGGCCTGCCGTTTGTGCCGGACATCGATTTTGCTGTAAAAGACCCCGCCATAATCGTGCAGGAAGTAATTGCCGACTACGAAGCGCAGTTCCTTGCGCTCACAAACATTGCCAAGGCGCTTGCGCCGGGTGATCCAGTGCGGCTGCATTTGCTTGTTGTGTGCGATTGGCTGTCGCAGCAGCGCGTTGTAATCGATTTTACTGGCAAGAACAACCTGCTGAAATATGCCGTCGGCAGTTACTTGGACAACTTGGCGGCGCTGCTTGGCGAGCGCACGTTGCGGCTGCAGGCGCAGCCAGCGATTACAACGTTGCGCTTCACAGTTGCCGCTTCGCTGGCATCAACTGTCACTGTGCCACTAGGCACGCAGTGCCAAGCGCCAAACGCCGTTGTGTTCCAAACTACGGCCGTCGGCATAATCACTGCAGGCAGCTTGAGCTGCGATGTGCCAGCCACTGCGATTGTCCCCGGCGCTGTAGGCAGCGGCTTTACGCCCGGCCAAGTGAATAGCGTTATCAACTGGAATCAGCCGTTTGGCATAAGCGTAGCCAACACAACGACGACCAGCGGCGGCAGCGATGCGGAAACGGACGACCAATATCGATACCGCATTTGGCTGGCCGTTGAAAGCTTTAGCACGTGCGGGCCCCATGACGCCTATGAGTTTTGGGCGCTATCCGCCAGCCCTGCAATCATCCAGTGCGTTGTTTACAGTGCGCCCGAAATTGCTGGCGAAGTGTGGCTGTATCCGTTGCTCGTAAACGGCGTGATTCCCGGCACCGATATTTTGGCGCTTGTTGAAGCCAGCTGCAGTCCTGCCACGCGCAGGCCAGTAAGTGATTTTGTTACGGCCAAAGCGGCCACGCAGCACATTTACACGCTGGCAATGTCATGGTTCATCGATCCTGTAAACGAAGTGCTGCTGGACAGCATTACGGCCAACGTCAATGCGGCCGTCACTGGCTGGATACTTTGGCAGCGCAGCGCCATTGGCCGCGACATCATTTGCGACGAACTCATAAAACGTTGCCTTGAAGCAGGCGCAAGCCGCGTGGACATAACACAGCCAGCAGCGCTGTTTACGGACTTGGCTTACAACGAACTGGCCGTGCATGATCTGTTAATTGCGCCCATTGTTAATTACGGCGGCTTGAGCAGCCCTGATCCAGCGCTTGCACGCAAATGAGCACCTTCCTTCGCATCCTGCCGGGCAGCACAGCCACACAACAGCAGTCAAAGCTGATCGACAACTGCACGCCAAGCATTGCCTATGACGAGCAGGTGCAGGCCGCAAGCAGCGCCTTTGACACACAGATGTATGAGATCATCGATGACACTGGCGCAGTGCTTTTCATTCCAAACATTTTGGGGCTTACGGACGAAACGCTTGTGGATATTTTGGCGTGGCAGTTCCACGTGGATTTTTACGACAAAACGCAGCCGCTCGAGTTCCGGAAAGAGCTGATCCAAAACTCGATTATTTGGCACAGAACAAAAGGCACTGTGCAGCTTGTAAACGACGTCATTAACACTTACTGGCCGGGCGGCGGCTATTTGCAGGAGTGGTTTCAATACCGCAATCCGTTTCCGCCTAATTATCCAGTGGACAGCGTGGACGTGTTTATTGAAACGTTTGCGCCGTCGGACGTCAACCTGCCAAACGATAAGTTCATGATCCAAAACGCATACGAAGGCGGCGAGCAGGTTTTCTTTGTAGCAGGCCACGGCACAGTGGCTGGCACACTGCCAGCGCCGCTTGTGGCTGGCACGACTTACTTTGTTGTAAATCAAACGTCCACGCAGTTCCAGCTGGCGGCCACGCTTGGCGGCACGCCGATTAACTTGACGAGCGCTGGCACTGGCACAAACGAGCTGTGGGAGCGCGGCGTTGGCACATGGCACGACCGCTACAAGTTCCGCGTGGTGGTAAACGGCCAAATTGTGCCGGACTCGGAAGTGCCAGCATTGATTGCGCTGGTCGAGCGCTACAAACCAATCAGCCGTTGGCCTGAGGGTGAAACGGTAGGATCGACAGCCAGCACAGGCAACGTTTACGCTTTGGGCTACGTGATGCTCACAGTTGGCGTTTCGTCAGATGCAGCAGTTATCCGTGGCAGTTAAAAAGGACACAGCACTATGGCACTAAACAAGCAGGTTTTTACTAATGCAGGGCTGGACATGCTCGGCCAAGCCGACGCTGGCGCGCAGCTTGTAATCCAACGCATTGTTGTTGGCAGCGGCTCGGCTACGCAGGACAGCGACCTTTATCCGCTAACGCAGCTCATTAGCTGGAAGGCCGACATCACAATTACGCGCCAAGTGGATTTGGGCGGCGGCCAGATGCAAGTGAGTGGCACGCTTAACGAATGGGAAATGCCTGCAGGCGCAGCGTTCCAGTTCCGCGAGCTTGGCATTATGGCTTACACGGTAAGCGGCGGCGGCACTATCGGCGGCGGTGGCGGCGGCACTGTTGGCAGCTCACTGGCAGCCAGTCCAAAGCGCAACATCCGCAAACTGCGCCTGCAAATGCAAAAGCAGGCGACGCCAAAGGACACTGTTGGCACCGCGCTTGTGCCTGCGCCCAAGACGCCAACGCCAGCGCCGCTTGTGGCTGACACGCTCTACACGGCATCAAACGTTTACAGCGATCCGCCAAATACGATAACGCCCGGCGGCACAACAAGCTGGAACGTGGACGTAATTATCGAGATCGATCGCGCCACAGATGTCACGATCATCATTGGCAGCGTTGGCACTTATGATGCCGAAAACATTCCAACCGATCCTGCCGTTGGTCCCGGTTGGTATGCAGGCCGCGACGGCAACGTGTTCCAGTTCAAACGCGCCGTGCAAGGCGCAGGCATTACGCTCACCGACTCCACCGATCGGATAACGATTGCGGCAGCGCAGCTGACGGTAAACACGGACATTTACGTGCCAACGAGTTATCCGGGCTTGCCAGCTGGCGCAATAAAGTTTGATAGCATCCAGCAGGCGCACGACTACCTGCTGGCGTTTCGCATCCCGGCCAGCGTGCAAGCCAACATCCACGTTTACAGCGGCGTTTTTGACATCCACAGTGAGCGCGGCGGCTTGGGGCTTGTGTTTGATCATCCGGACGCCAAGCAGATAAATTTGATCGGCCAGCCGCGCGTCAACCGTGCCATTACTGCTGTCAACTTTGTGGACAGCGGCCACAAGGATGCGTTGTGCAGCAACACTGGCCTACCAGCCATAGGCCGCGCCGTTTACCTTTACGACAACGGCACGATAACAATGCCGCCGGGCTGGTATGGCGGCTGCCGCATTACAAGCCTGCCAGCAGGCGCTGCGCGCCTTTCCATCCTCAACCGCAGTGGCCGCACCGCATACGGCACAAACTA